GCCAGCACCAGCTCTTACGAGCAATTGTAGGAGTTTATCGTCTAACATGGTCACAATGGAGGCCAGAAAAATATATGCCCTCGAAGTCTACACCCCGGTCTCGTACCGGACAAGATAGAGAATGGGCCATTCAAAAGAATGGAGTCATTTTCAACTTTGTGAATTCACCTGTTGTTTCTAAATGGGTGAATTCCGTCACTTACGGGGACAATGTCCCTGGGTGGCGAGACAAGATTCGTCAAGGCATCGATGCCACAACGAGTCTGTCTGGTGTGAAGGTGGAGACCAGTATAACACCTGGTCGCCTACACTGGTCTAGACCCACAACGGGTCTGCCCAGTAATGCCTTCGTTCAAGGTGCAGTGGAGGGGTTGTGCCGTTTGGTACTAACACCTCCTTCTGGCGATCCTTCCGTGATCAGTGCGACGGTAGCCAATAACGCAGCACTCTCTAAGTTTAACCAAAAGGTTCTCGCAGTCAACACCGCCCTTATGGGTGGTGTAGTGCTCGGGGAGCTTAGGCAAACACTTGGAGGGATAAGGAATCCCGCTTCTGGTTTGCGAAAGCTTGTTGATATCTGGTTGTCTCGGGGTCGAAACCTCAGGGCAAACAGACGTCAATCGCTGTCGGAGACGACAGCGGCTATAGGCGAGAGTTGGCTGGAATATTCTTTCCATTGGAAGCCCCTACTGGCAGATATCGACGCAGGGTGCAGAGCACTAGCGGAGATAAATACCGGACAGGGACTCGTTTCACAGTCCGTTAAGGCTGTGGGCGAGTCGTTTTCGAACGCTTCCGAGCTCATCTCGTACCGTACTGGTGCGGGAATGTTGCAATGGAGGGAAGGTTCCATCTCTAAAGATCACGTTATCGTGGTCTATAGAGGGGCCGTACGGGCACGGGCACAGAATCCTGTACTAATGAAGCTCGAGCTTTTCGGTTTTACACCCGATTTGTTCGTGCCTACAGTATGGGAGCTGGTACCGTACTCGTTCCTTATTGATTACTTCACTAACATCGGTGACATACTGTATGGTTGGTCGAATATCGCAGCGCGGCTTTCGTGGTGCAATCGCACTATACGGAAGAGCATTGAGATAACTCGAACAGCGCGGACCGATTTAAAGTTGGTCCAAAGCTGGCAACCAGCAGTCACTAGTGTTAGTTGTAGTCCTGCGATGGTGGTTACGAGTAAGACGAACGTCTCGCGTGGAAGTTATTCTGGGAGCTTCGCTCCCGACTTCTCATTCGAGATCCCAGGCTTTGGGAGTAAGAGATGGCTAAATATAGCCGCTCTTATCGCTAGTCGGTCATCGGACCGTTCTTTTCACCACGGCGATTAAGATCTAAAGGAGTAATTGCATTATGAAGATCAAAGATCTCACTAATGCTTTGGTTGACTTTTTCCCATATGAGAAGGGTAGCAAGCGTTATGAACTTGCTACTTACATCCTCGAGGTAGCAGACTCTGAAGAGAGTTTTGCTTTCTTTCGGAAGTCCTTCTCTAGAAACCTAGCCCTCTTTCCTGAAGATTCCTATACGATGCATCTTTTCACGGTAAGTAAGTCCCTCTACTTCAATTATGCTGAAGGTCCTAAGGACCGACGTAGCGTAAGAGAGTATGGTCGAACCTACCTGAAGGCTGCCGCATGGGTAGTCCTAAGGGAGTGGGTTGGGCATTGGGATATCGTCAACTAACGTCCTAAAGACAAAGGAGAACCACATGGTGTGGCTTCCTACTTCTCCGGTTACCGGTGCTCCTCAAACCGGTCTGACGTCCCCCACCTACACGCTGGCTGCCGATGTGGCGCCAGATGTGAACGGTGTGGCTCGAGCCGTAACAGCGCTCGGGGGCACCCAAACGGGTGTCGAGGTCAGCTCTCCGTCCAACCCGTTCACCCTGCTGGCTACGCGCCCAAAGGTCATGAGGACCTTACCGGCGCTGCTGGCAAACGGGCAGCTACCTTCCGTTCCGAAGAACACATGGACTGTCTCCGCCCGCAAGGGCGTGGACGTCTTGTCGGGCCAGCCAAAGCAGGTAATGCTTTGCAAGCTGGAAGTCAGCGTGCCGGCGGGTGCCGACATCGCTGATCCCGAGAGTGTTCGGGCGGGGTTGTCCCTTTTCATTGGCGCTCTTTGGGAGCAGTCCAATGAGTTGGGAGATTCCCTTGTCACCGGCGTCATTTAAAACGCTGTGGCTCGGGGCTCTCGACATCCTGCGGTACGTACTCTGTAAGAAGAGCCGTTATCGCAGGGCTAAGAGGCAACCAAAAGATAAGTAGCTGGGATAATCTGAGGAGAGTGATTCATGGCAATGTCAGAACTGCTCTTTAAAGACCTTCTAGAAGATCTTTCGAGCGTCTTTCCGGGTGAGAAATTGCCCATAAAAGAATGGACGCCGGATATGACTCCTAGGCAAGTAGCCGCAGCTTCCTTAATGAAGTCTTTTCTGAAGAAGTTTTCTTCGACAGATAGGACAACAGAAGAGGGAGACGCGGTTGCCGTCGAAAAGTTCCGTGCCTCTAACCAGAGGTGCGGTGCGTGGAGATACAATCCGAATACAAGCCTGGATGAAGAGCTATTGGGCGAGTTTAAAAACTTGCTTGATCGGTTCTTTAATCCTTCCGGAGATCCCCTGGTCCATCATATCAACGATCTGTTCGATCGTGGTAGGACGGGCCCCGGGGTTTCCATCGGGGCAAACGGTGAGGACTTCTATACGAAGTTCTTCTCGTCTGACCTGACTTGTACGAAGGGTCCCCTAAGTCGCTGCTTTATCGCAGCGATTAGCAATGATAGATACGCAGACTGGCTAAGCGCAGAAACCAAACGCGCCGCGCAGTTTGACGATATCCACATTGTTGAGGGTTCCAGGTTCAGCTTCGTTCCAAAAGATGACAGTACGTCTCGGTTGATTGCCATAGAACCTTCGCTGAATATGTTTTATCAGCTTGGGCTCGGCCGACTGCTGGAGGAAAGACTCACGTCCTTCTTTGGACTTGATATTACTTCCCAGCCGCAGATCAATCAAGAGGCTGCTCTTGTTGGAAGCGTGACTGATGATCTGGCAACGCTAGATCTAAGCAATGCTTCTGACTCTATTGGGTTACCAATGCTCAAGTGGGCTCTGCCGAGGTGGGTCTACGACCTCCTCTGCATCCTTCGTTCACCGAAAGGTGATCTCATGGGCGAGCAGTCGGAGTTGAATATGGTTAGTACAATGGGGAACGGTTTCACGTTTCCACTGGAAACCCTTATCTTCTCCTGTGTCGTTGTCGCGTGTATCAAGTCGCATAGGCAACAACCTGTGCGGCCGTACACTTGTTACCTCGATCGAGAAGGCGAAAGCCCTATCGGTTACTGGGGGGTCTTTGGAGATGACATCATATGTCACTCGCGGGTCGCACGTCGTGTGATCCGGCTCCTAGGACTCCTTGGGTTCGAGGTAAACAGCGACAAGTCCTTCATTGAAGGCGTCTTTAGAGAATCATGTGGTCGTGACTTCTTTCGAGGTCATGACGTCCGAGGAGTTTACATAAAACGACTCGGAACACGTGAGTCTCTGTATGTTGCTATCAATGGCCTTAACGTCTGGTCCGCTAAAACAGGTATAAACCTGCCTAAAACGGTCGGACGGCTCGTGCGCTCAGCGGGAAGGTTCTTTGTGCCTCCCTGTGAATCGCAAGATGCGGGTATACGAGTTCCATCCTGGGTCGTCGATCTCCGTTATAATAAAAACGGATCAGTAGTCTACAAACGTAGGCTGTCTAATCCGAGGAGGTTGACGATTCTCGATGGTTACATCTCGGTTCCCACGAAGGTGAAGAGACGTTTCTACAACCCGGAAGGGTTGCTTCTAGCGTTTCTCCATGGCAGCATCCGTGAAGGCCGTATAACGCTTAGGCAAAGCGAAGTACGGTACCACACGAAGCGGGGAATAGTCCCATACTGGGATTATCTCCCACCTACGAGCGACATTGTGTTGCTCGCAGATAGACAG